CAACTAATTTTATATAACGCACATACGAATCATTCAAAAACTCAAACCCATCTTGTGTTTTACTTTTTTCATTCAATGACAACCATTTGTATATGTCACAAGCCAAAATATAAAACTCACGAGAACTTATCAGCTCTTGCTCCATCTGTTTTCCAATTGAATAAAACAGCTCAATTGACCCGATTATTCCTACTATTAAACTTAACATCATATTAATCAAACTTACATACTCTTGGAGCATAAATGGCTGCAATGAGACAGCCGAGACCGAATTTAACGAACTCAACAGAATTATTGGAATTCTGTAATACTTTAGTCGGCTTTTCAATTGTAAGTATCGTTTGCGATGATAATGAGATAATAAACTTGAATTACAGCGAATTTTATCTAAAACATCCTCTATGTCAGCCATTACCTTATATACTATACAATTAAAATAAATGTATATTATAAATGCTTATCAGCGAAAATGATGACAGCGATTTGAAAATAAAACCAACAGACCAGAACATTGATGGGAAACTCGGTGTTCCACCTCCTTTTATTGATAAACCCGCTGTGTATGTCGTCGTTGGATCTATGGGTTCAGGTAAATCGTCATTTATGAACAGCATTATGACATCTACAGGTAAAGGCGAAGTGTTTCGCCATAAGTTTGATTATGTTTTTTATGCGACACCTCGTGAATGCTTTGAGAGTGAGGGCGAACATCACCCATTCGCAAAACATTCACCAAGTCGCACATTCTTTGATTTGTCAGCGAAAACATTTGATATCATTGATACTACTTGTGCCGAAGCAAAAGATGAGAAAAAAGATTGTTGTTTAATTTTAGATGATTTTAGCGAATTGTTACGCAACAAAGCTGTTCTCGCAAGATTACAAAAACTTATTTATAAACACAGACATTATCGGCTAAATATAATAATTTCGGTTCTAACTCTCAAAAGTTTGCCACGCCAAATAAGGGGCTTGATTGATGTGTATATTCTGTTCCGCCCGAAATCGGTTGTCAGCATAAGAGATTTTGTTGATGATGTGCTTGGTATGACTCGGGCTGAAGCCCAACAGATGTTTGATTATGTTTTTGATAAGCCTTATAATTTCTTATTTTTCAATCAAATTACACATACTTTTTATAAAAATTTTAACAAACTCACAATTAAAAACGAATAACTATTTATTATTGTCTTGTCTTATTGTATAATGCTCAATAATCCTTTGAGGAGGAAACCGAAAAAGTCTGGTGCTTTACAGAAACAAAAGCAACATCAAACTAATAAGCAGAATGTTGTCATTCATTTAGCACCGCAAGTCAAACCACGCACACGAGCCAAAGGACGAACGATTGCACAAGGTAGGCAGAGCCAAGATAATACTCGTAGTGTTATGGTTCTCTCTCACGCTTTTCCTGCTTACAATGAACAAAATGCTGGAAGGAATCCTATGACTACAGCAGCTATTTCTGCTCCAAGTTCTACGCATGTCACACAACAGGAGAGAGAAAATGCTGAATTTGTGAGAAGTATTGCTCAAGTGGCTCATAGCTTACAATCTCAATCAAGGCAAACAGAAGAAGACGCCAGACTTGAAAAAGACGCAAGAACTAATTTCGCAAGTAATAAATCAGCCAATACATCAAATATTGAAATCGCACATGATGCCTCTGCTCCTGAATCTATTCCTATAACCAACGATGTTTCAACTCCATCTGTTGATACCACCGCCCCCCCTGAAACTCCTACTACCGATTCTACTATTACCTTACCATCAGCGAGTGGCTCTATTGATAGAGGTGTTGGAGTTCCTGCTGAGAATGCTGGATTGGCTGAAAGCCCGTTGAAAAAGAAACGAGGAGCACCTAAATATACGGAAGAACAGAGAATACAAGCAGCTAAAGAAAAGGAAGCTAACGAGTTAGCTATAAAAGATTTTAAAGCCACTCTAAGAAACGCTAATTTAATTGCCGCAATTGAAAACGGAACAAAAAAAATGTCACCAGCAGAAAAAAAAGCTCACGATGAGCTTAATTTATTGAGACCAGAAGGCTCTGTTTCTGGTGACTCTGTTTCAACTATTATTGATAATTCTACAGGTTCGGCTCCTCCTAATCCTTTGAAACGAATTCCATCTGTTAGTAGTAGCGGTGGTAGTGGTCATCGTAGTATATCATCTGCTTCTACCCTACTCCACAGAAGTTTTGCTAATCATGCTATGCTTAATAATCCTTTTTATAAGGATAGACAGCGTGTTGATGAAGAAAACTCACAATCAACCGAATTTATGTAATTTACTTATAAAATTGAAATAGATATAAAAATATTTTCTATATATATTATATAAAACAGAATGCCACCTTTAGCAAATACGAAGCTGATGGATAACTTGAAAACGCTCCTTGCCGAGAAAGGTCTTGCAGCTGGAACGATTAATTTGTATCTCTCCAAACTTGTCAAATTGAATGATGGAAAACCATTCTCATCAATTGTCTTTTTGAAAGACTTTAAGAAGATAAAGGCGAAGATGGACGCAATGGAGAACTTGAATACCCGCAAGAGTTTTGTCACCGCTGTTGTTAGTGTCTTGAACAATCTTGGAAAAGCAAAGGAATATGTTATGGTCAATCTCTTATATAAGTCACTCTTGGAAAGTGACAAGATTCGCCTTATGAAGGAAGACCCGCATACCAAGACACCAGCTCAACAAGCCAATTGGATTGAATGGACGGAGATTATGAAGATTGAAAATGATTTAGCCCAAAAGTGTGCCGATTTCACTATTGAAGATATGAAGACCTCCAGCAAGAGGAAGGCAATGATTGATTTTATGACCTTGTCTCTCTACACTCTAACTCCCCCGAGACGCAACGCCGACTATATTATGATGAAGTTGTGCAAAGATGGAAAGGGCGAAGATGAGAGTTTTAACTACTATGACCCGAAACAGAAGACTTTTACATTTAATATATTTAAGACCCATTGGAAGAATGGAAAGGAAGTTATTCCCTGCCCTTTGAATTTATGTAAGGTGATTGACAAGTTCTGTGAATTGTTTGGGGTTACCGATGGTGGGTTCATCTTGTATCCTACAGATCCTAAACGAGTTGGTGGTCATATTACCAAAACACTCAACCATATATTTCAAAAGAAAGTAGGAGCGTCTATGTTGAGGCATTTCTATGATACTTACAAGTATGGTGATATTATCAAGGAAATGACGAAGGACGCTCACATGATGGCTCATTCCGTTGCCGAGCAATCCAACTATGTCAAATTTTAATGTTAGCCTATTATATAAATGGACTCAAATTTTAAAAGTGAAAGAGCGGTTGGGGTCAATGAACGCAATCGTGGGGCTGATTCTTATTTAGCTAATTTGCCTGTTAAGCAAGGTAAGATACCGAATTGGAATATTTCTACGCCGATGTGGTCAGCGAACAGACTTGATGCTCAAACGAATAAAGAGGTCGGTTCCAATTTCACTCCGTCTTGGAATAAACCCGTGCCCGTTAATCCATTGAGTCGTCGTTATGAATAAATACTTGGAAAACCGATTTAAATAATATATATACTAATACTATAAGATGGAACTCAACAAGAGTCATTTAATGGTGGGCTTTACTATTTTAGACAGCGTGATGAACAACGAGGGTTTTTCATCAGCCTATTTTAAAAATTGCTTGGAACGAGATATGCGAACACAATTGATTGATGATATTACTATTAAGAAGGTTTTATTGAATGTTGAGTTGATGTCACTATGTTTGAAGAAATTTACAACTACCGATGATTTTGTGCTTTGTATTATTTTATCTTATATGTTTTTTCAATTGGCGCATCGCAGAAATGAATTGGAAATTTGTATGGCTGAACTTGAAAAGCGAATGAAGAAAGAGAAGAAGGTTGGCGATATGACTCAAGACGAATACTTTTTCTTTAGAAGAACTAACTTTGAACTTATCAAAATGGTGGATTATTGCATTCAAACGGGACAAACCTCTTTACAATCCTTTAGCAACAACAACAATAAATCTTTTCTATTGTCATAATATAATGAGTCTTTGGATTGAACATCTCAAGAAGTGGGCAGCTGCCCACAAAGTCACTTACAAGGAAGCTATGAAATCACCCGCTTGTAAAGCAGCGTATGTCCCGAAAAAACGGAGCGATAGCCCCGAACGCAAATAAATAATTTACGAATAAAATTGATTTAGAAATAAAATATCTATGTCATATATATAAAAATGAGTAAGCATAATTCCGTTGTTGTGATTTTGAACGAGATTATTAAGTGCCAGAAGAATGGAGGTCTTGGATTTATTCTAATTCATAAGGAGACCAAGAAAGAGCAGAACATATACAGCGAGGCTGCCCTATGTAACTTTATCAACGCAGAGGAGAACATGCGTGGAGAGTATTCGTTTGAACCCGAAAATAAGGCGATTGTCTTTTGGGATTTCTTAAGCAACGATACCTTTAGAATCGCAGAGTTTGATGATCAGGAATTCAAGTGGAGTTTAGTCCCTTGTTAAAAAAATTGAATGAAAAATAATCAAATGTTTGATATTAAGAAATAAGATTTTAATATAAAATTGATTTAGAAATAAATTATCTATAGTTACTATATACAATGAAGTTCTATTTAGCAAAACCGAGCGAGAGTATGTTTGTAGGGTGTGATATGTTTGAGACAGCTGATGATAAGACCATACAAGGGTTCATTCAAAATAAGATGGGAGTCGGCATCATCAGCAAGGGGAAATACATCGGTATGCCTTATAAGAACGAGCTGGAGTTGATGACAAGCTACTTGCTGAATGGCTCAAATGACAATACATACAAGAATACTTATAAGATGCCGTCGCATGGCTGGGGAAGAGTTCAGCCAGAGAATCATTTGTCTATGTCTCTGTGGAAACGCCAGACTCGTCATTCAATCTGTCATGGTGTGTATCGTGATTTTGATATGGTGAATTGTCAGCCAAATATTATTCGTCAAGTTGCAATCGCATCGGGCTTTGGTGGAGTTATACCAAGTATTATTAAATATTGCGAAGACCCGAAACAATGCCGTCAAGATGTCATTGATTTTCATAAGTTGATTGATTTTGTTGAAGATGGGAAACGAACGATTACGCCGAAAGACCAAGCAAAGAAGTTGTTCATTCGTCTTGCCTTTGGCGGTGGTTACACCGAATGGAAGAAAGACTTTAAAGTTGGAAACGATGAGATGGGATTCATATTAGATATTAAGAGTGAGTTGGCTATTATCAGCGATCAAATTTATAAAGCCAATCCTTGTATGGTAGCAGATTTAATGGTTAATAAAGAATGGGCAACAAAATCATTCCCTGCCAAAAAGAGGAGTGTGATGGGGCTATGGTGTCAAACTTATGAGAGGCTATGTCAGGAGGCATCGGTTCGTGCCTTTTGTATTAAATACAATGTTCGTAAAAACTTGATTGTTCCATCACAAGATGGTTTTATGCCTCGCTTATGTGATATTGCTGATGATGTTGAAGTATGTGAGATTATTAGCACATTGAATGAAGCCTTGAAAGATGAGATGGGCTTTGAAATTCAATGGGAGCAGAAGGAGTTTGATAATCCGTTACCCAATGGTATTCCCAAGTATGTTGAACCTATTGAAAATTCGTTGGACGCTTATGAAGAGCCTAATGAGATTACCGATGATGATACTATTGTTGATGTCGTTGTTGTTGATGAAGGTAAGTTGTCATTTGCTGAACGCAAGACTTTGTTTGAAGAGAGTAATTGTAAGATTCTTGAAATTGATATGTTTGCTACGATTATTGGGGATAATACTTGTTTTAAGACGAAAGCCCAAATGCTCTCAACTTATGAGCATTTGAAATATACCAAGTTCTGCCCGAAGCTGAAAAGGAAAGTGAAAGTTCCGTTTATCAAAGATTGGTTGGCTTGTGAGACCATTCGTAGGAAAGACCGAGTTGGCGTTTATCCTCATGATACTAAATGCCCTGCGAATGTTTATAACACATACTTTGCTCCGCCTCTTGATAATGTTGAATTTGTTGAAAATAAAGAGGTCGTTGAGTTTATGAAGAATCATATAAGTGTTCTATGTAATCATGATGAATATACTATTGATTATATTATGAAGTGGCTTGCTATTTGCGTTCAATTCCCATCACAGAAACAGCCTATGCCCGTATTTATATCGGCAGAAGGTGCTGGTAAAGGTTCAATTATGTCTTTACTCAAGATGATATTTGGAAATAATAAAATTTTACAAACTCAAGGGCCAAGTGAAGATGTTTGGGGGAAGTTCAATGCTCTTATGACTTCTGCCGAGATTGTGATTCTTGACGAAATTAGCAAGAAGGAGATGATGGGTTGTGAAGGTAAGATTAAAGGATTGATTACCGAGCCTACACTACTCATCAATGACAAGGGGAAGTCAAAATTTAGTATTACATCTATTCATAAATTTATCGCATTTTCAAATCCTGATGTTTATGGTAACGAGCCTATGACGACAACACAAGACGATCGCCGAAAAGTATTCGTTCAATCCAGCAATGAACTTATTGGAAATAAAACATATTTTGATAAATTTTACGGATTATTGGAAAATACCGATGCGATGGCTACATTTTACAACCACTTGAAAACAATGGAAGGTGTCAAGAGCATCATTGGTAAGAAACTACCTACTTGTGATTATAGTCTTGAACTAAAGGTGATGGCGACACCTATTTTGAAGCAATTTGAAGATTATATGACGACCGAGTATAAGTTACCCAGCGACGGAGTTGTTCTGTCATCGGCTCTATATGATATATTTAATGATTGGAAAACCTACAAAGGAGTCAAATACGAATGCTCTTATTTACAATTCGGCTGTAGATTCTCAATTCAAAAAAGCAATAAAATACAAAAAATATTAAGCTATGGTGCCGACCGCAAAAAAGCTTGGCGATTCTTATGATGATATAACCTAATGATAATTTACAAACAATTATTATTAAGTGATGGATGATGATGTAGCGGGTGCAGCGGGTG